ACTACATCTTTCCATCCCATTATAAAATATTATTAACTGTTACGCTGTAGTCAGTCCTATACCAACTAAGTTGTTGACCATTTAAGGCAACAAATATTTTCATTCCTAAGGCTACACCTTCGCCAGAAGTAATTACTAATTCATTACGAATTGAGCTAGCTGGCGACCAAGGAGAACCCCAAGGAGAACCCCAAGGTGTGCCTGACGATATCGTGCTTACATCTTGAGTTACAAACCTAGAGCCATAATCAAAACTAACTGTAGTATTTACAATAGCGTTGCCATCAATACTAATTGTATTTCTAAATTCATTTACAACTTTCTCTTGTGGTGAACCTAAATCAGAATAAGCTGCTTGCACCTGGCAAGGTATGTTACTACCATTATCACTTAAACTATCGTCAGCCTTCATAATAGAGCCGTTTTCTCCAAAATACAAGTTGTTATCGTATAAACTCCATGTTCTAGCATTCATATTTGTAAATTGGAATGCCGCTCCTGTTATTGTATTAATACCATATTGGTAATAAGTTGTATTAGTTGCAACTGGAACATTAAAAAACAACCACCCCCCAGTTGATGCCTTAGGATATAATTGAACTTCCCAACCATAATTAGACTCGTAAGAATTTATGTTATTTATTGCCGCACCTGATAACTTAGTTTGACTTGTTACAGCTCCACCATTTTTAAACACTTCTGAAAAGAAAACAAAATCTTGTTTAGTCATTATGGCAATATCTCCACCAATTTTAGTTGATGCTCTGGTGCTTACTGGCTCGCCTATTTTATATATTCCAATTAAAGACCAATTATTTGCATCGTTAGGGTCTGAACCTTCATACAAGAAAGCTGTGCCACTAGACATTAAAAACAAAGCGTAATCATCAACGCCATCTCCTCCGTCATGGTTCCAAGTTTCCATTAGTATTAAATTACCACCATAAGGGGCAACTCCTGACAAATCAAACTCTTTAAAAACGCCTTGTATTGCATTAGTTGATCCGTACCAAAAAGAAGAAGAGTCAGTATCCCAAGCATAGAGCCTGTTTTTATGCACGTTGCAACCTGTAAGTGTCGAAGCCGTCAATCCTGAGCCATGTATAGTGCTATTAACTACAGTTGAGCCATCATAGACTAACGGAGTATCAACACCATTAAACATTAATAAATTAGCATTCATACTGACAGTTTGAAATCTGGAGTTAGAAAGCCCTGTTTTTAAATTAGATATCGATGTTGAGTCTGTAACGTCGTTTATCTCTCCTGCATTACAACAAATAAACTTTTTAATTGTTCCGTTTCGTAATTCTGCTAATGTTTCTACATTTCCATTTAATCCTGTAGCGTATTCTGTGTATCCTTTTCTGGTTATTACCTTACCTTGACTAGGAAAGACGTTCTTCATCTCTACCGCATCCGTTGCTTCCATTAATGATTCTGAATCCCTAGTATTAAGACCGCCTGTTGGAGCTGGTATATTTACCCTTAATGCTTGCCCGATCCTTTCTTGCTGTAATCCTTGATATTGCCTTGATATTTCTAAAACCATTATGGGGTAATATTGTTTGGATAAGCTATCTTTCCATTAATAAAGTTAATATATCCATGCCTAATTGTCTGTCTTCCTGCGTTTATGCCCATTCTTTCGGCTAAGGCTAAGTTTGCTTCTCGTTGATCTTCTGCGTAGGGGCGACCTTGTGATTTTAATAATCTCCAAGTTGCATCTAGTTTTAATATATATTCATCTATTACAGAAACGTCAGTATCAGCAAGCCAAGTTGATTGACCACTTCCCCCACTGCTTTCTACAATATTTTTACTTATATATTCAAAAATATAATTATCTGTAGCTGTTGGGGTAGAAAATATTAAGACTTCATTAGCTCTGATTCTGTAATATTCAAGCTCCCCACCTGATCCAACTGTGCTGTCTGTTAAGGTTCTCCATTCTTGACCAGATACAGAGCCTAACATTTCCCTGTTGTCAGTTGTATTCCAAAAAGTATTATTAACAATCCTATCAAAATCAGAAGGTAAAGAATAATTATTTTGAGATATAACCGCAGAAAAGGTATGTTCTTTTGTTAGCTCTTGCCAATCGTAAGAACGAGATAAGCTTTTAACTGATCTATTAAGCACTTCTAACACTTGGACAGCCGCAGGTTGATTATTGCCATATATAGTTAGTGGAATAGAAGCAGATTTTGTTTGTCTTAGTATTTCTTGTGAAATGCTTAATAAAGTCATTATTTATTTTTTAATTTTATTTAATGTGCCTTTCTTAAGTAAAAAAGCGTCATAAGCCTTTTTATAAAATTCTTGTTCTGGAACAACTAAAAGATCGCCTGTTGTTGAATCAGTTAATCTTTTTTGACCAACTGGCTTAATTAATATTGTGTGCTTGTCTGATCCGTAATTAATATAAATGTATTCCCTAACAAATGCTTTACCATCGTTAGTTTTTATTTCTTTTTCAAAAAACGCTATTTTAGCACCATCGTGAGATGTTGAAACAACCTTGTTAGATTCGTTTACTAAAGTTTCGCCTTTTTTAATTTCTCTTGTCATAAAAATATATTGTAGAGGGGTTTTTATGCCCCTCCGTTAAAATTAAGCAGCTTCTCCATTATCAACAAAAGGATTGATAATATCAGCTTCTGCAAGTCCAGTTGATGGAGTATTAAGGGCAGATGCAGTTTTTGCATAGCCTTTTACTCTATCACCCGAAACAACGGCATCATCTAATGATCCAGCTGTGGCAGTTAGATATAAAGATGCGTTATCAGCTAAAGATGCAAGACCTTTAATAACGGCTTTACCTCTGATTTGGTACCAACCATAACTAGAAGCGACATTATTAGACATTGCAACAGCAAGGTAACCTACATCATTCGCAACAGCTAAAGACGTTGAAAAATCATCTTGATCTATTACACAAACACTACCAACTACAGTAGATGCTACACCTTTTAAATAAATAAACTCACCGACACCATAATCAGTAACTGCTTTATCTTCCGCTTTAATGATAGTACCTAGTGGTGCGTTTTTCGTAGTTGATGTTGCATCTATAGCTTGATTATAGATTGTAGTTTCTAAACTTTTAAAATTTGACATTTTTTTTATATATAAATTGTGGGGGTTGCTTAAGCCCCCTGTTATTTAAGCAGTTATAACACCGTGTACCCTTGAATTGTCAATGGTTAAGTTCATTAAACCAGTAATTGGTAGAACATAAACATTTTGATTAACTGGACGTGTTACATCCTCTCTTTCTAAGAAATCTCCTAAATGCTTAAGATATAAATGCTTAGAGTTGATAAAATACATATGGTCAGCTGGACATTCTGGATCGTAGAAAACGTCAGCAGATTTGTATTTAAGAGTATCGAAGCCTAATTCTCCTAATTTGGTATTTGAAGAAATCCTTGAAATAGTTTGCAAAGAGTTTTCAAAAAATCCAAAATAGTTGTCATCGGCAGCGATCACATCAACTTGTTCCCCTGCTTGTGCTTGGCATCTTCTATATAAACTGTTCATAGCAGCTTGGATAGTTGTTGCAGAAGGAGTAACGGATTCAGTAGAAAAATTAAATAATTGATTCCTCCAGAAAGAATAAGAAGAACGATCAATTCCGCCAACTGTTCCTGAAGTTGGATCATCAGCAATTAATAGTTGCAATCCTCCAAGTTCTTTACCACCTGTGCCTGTGCCATCAGAATAAAGAGAAGTTCCTAATGTGTTTTTTAATGAAGATTCTAAGTTTTTAACTTTAGATTCCATTAGATTAACAAGCCTTTCTTTTCCTGCGTTTTGCAACATTTCCTCTTTAGACATAGTAATTGTGCCAGAAATAGTCTTTTGACCAAATTCAGCAGTAGTTATTACATCTTGTGGAGTTGTGTCAAAATTGTCAAACGCTCCTTGGAATTGAACCGTGCCATTAGCTGCGTAGGATATTTTTTCTTGAAAAGAAACACCGCCCGATTCTTTGATAATATTACCGTTAGCCTTCATCTTTGCTAGCAAAGGGTGAAAGTTTTCGATGTTATCAGTAATTGTATTTTTATAGTTATCTAAAGTTGTTGTTAGTAACTGGCCGATAACTGAGTTTGGATTTGTCATTTTTAAATCTATTTAAAATTATTATTAAAATAGATGTTAATTATTAACCAAAGAGTTCTGCAATTGATTTTGCGTTGGCATCTTTTGGGGATAGTTTTACCCGTCCTTCTTTAGAATTTGGCGAAAATCTTTTATTTTTCTTAACTTTCTCAAGGGCTTTTTGTTTGCGTATCTTATCCCTTAAAATAGTCTCTTTCATAGATTCTTCTGCCAATTCTTCATCTAGTAGTATAGCCCTTTTATATGCTTTTTCTAGTGTCAAATTATTAGAAGGGTCTGCTTGAAATAATAAAGACATATTCTGCCTAACTCTATCAAAATAAGGAAATTTTAAAATTCCATCCTCATCTGTTGCCTCTCTAAAATCATTTACTTCTTTTTGAACCGACTGGCTCTCATTAAAAGCTTTTTCTTGCTTTATCTCTTCAAGTTGTCTTTTAACATCTTCAAGTTGTTTTTGTTGTTTTAGTTCTTGATCTGTCAGATAATCATCATCATCATCTGTGTCAACAATCTTGTTTTTGTTGGATAATAATTCATCCATTTTTACTCGCAGTTCCGCCAGTTCTTTTTTTGTATTTCCTAACTCAAGACTTCTACGGTCAAAATCAACTCGCCTTTTGCGTGTTGCATCTATCGCTTCTTGTTTTAAATCGGGATCGTTTATTTTTTTGACAAGCTCCTTTTCTTCTTTAGTCCAACCACTAGTTAGCCTTAAAAATTCCAATTCTTTCTCAGGGTTTTCTTCTTCTATTTCTTCTGCCTCTTCTTGTTTTTCGTCCTCGTTATTTACTGGCTCTTGCTCAATTTCTTTTTCCTCAACAATATCATCTTGAATTTCTCCAATTTGATTTTCTTTTAGAATTTCGGCTATTGAGTCGCCGTTTTCTTTAGTAGTCATGCAGTATATTTAAAATATAATTAATTAACTAAAACCAAGTTATGTAAAATTAAATTAAAAGTCAACAATTAATAATCTTTAATATGGCAATTATTTTTTTTTAAATGATCCATGTAATCTCTTTTAGTAGTGTAATTCTTATTATCTAAATGACTTGTAATTGATCCATATTTATTAATATATCCATCAACTGTCAAATCTTCTTTTGGTGCTGGGTTCTTTCTTTGTACTGATGAACCATTGACACTTCTAATAAAATTTAATTGTTCTGTTGTATACATAGTTATAATCCGTTGTTTATTGTTTGATTAACTCTATCAGTTCTATTTTTAATAACTTCTTCACCTGTAAGAGCAACTTTCTCTAATAACCTAGATTGGCGATCTGCTGCTTTGTTAGCATCTTCAAAATCAATCTTATCTTCAAATTGTACCTGCCCTTGTAAGACCTTAGCTTTTTCAATATCGACCTTTTGTTGCTCAATATTAATTTTTGCTTTTTCTGATTCTACTTTAAATTGAAATTCTTTATCTTTTCTTTCGTTCTCTGCTTGTGCCAGGATAGCTTCTTGACTAGGTTGCTCTTCTTCTTGCTCTTCTGGCTTAGCAAGTAAAAAG